AGCCTGTCTAGCGTTCAAGAACCCAAGGCTCGCGTGCCAATCATCGGCCACGCACAGCGACGGGGCGGTGCGGACCAGCACGCCGTCAATCGTCTCGATTGGCCGCGACCACTCGGCGGCCGTGGAGTGGTAGTGCCCTGTGTGGTACTCGCGGTACGGGCACGTTGCCCATTGGGACGCTGCCTCAATAGCCATCAGCTGCGGCAACTTCTTTTTCGCCTTGTGCCCGTGGGCAAAGCCGAGCAGGTTTCGCCCGTGGCTCAGGTACTTTCGCCCGGTGTAGTGACCGTCGACCGTGATCCGCTTGTCGTTGCGGTATCGCTCAAGCAGCAGTCTGTGAAAGACCCACGAAAGCGTCTCGTCATGGTTGCCATGGACAAGCACGACGTCCGTGGGCACCGTCTCGGCGGATCGCTCCACTATCCCCAGCAGCGTGCCGACTCCAACATCCAGCATCTTCTGAAGCCGCCCGTCTCGCTCGAGCAACGTGCCGCTTGATGTCTCGGCACGCTCTGCACGGTCGTAGTGGAACAAGTCGCCAAGAAAGGCAACCGTGCGGCGGGCCGGCTTGTGGGTGTCGCCTGCCGCCAGGAGCTCGTGCCCGGTGTCTCGCACCACTCGCTCGGCAATCGCAAGATCCCAGTCGGCACCGGTTGTGGCCTTCCACGAGTAGTTGCCGAAGTGCGTGTCTGAAACGACCAGCACCTGCCATGGCCCCGGCTGTGCCTTACCGTGACCCTTGATCGAAGGCCGGCGAATATCGCGGGCTGCCGCAGCGATCATCGCCGCTACCGCCTCGGCAATCTTTGGCCCTGCCTTCGGTCGCAGCCGAACAAAGACGCGATGCAACTCGGTCACGACCGGCTCACCCGTCTCTCGGTCGGCGGTGAGGCCCTCCCACTTTGTCGCCTCACTGACGGCGACCTCAAAGCGGCTCATGTCCGCTTCGATGTGCCGCAGCAGATCATCGACGGTGCGGATGCGATCCGAAACGCTACGGGCTTCCATGCCCTCGGGCGTCTGCCGCTGCGTCACCTCTTCGATCGTGACCTTGCCGCCGTTCGCATCGGCGGCGATCTGCTTCACGATCTTTTCAGTTCGCCCAGCCATTCACGCACTCCATACGGGCCGATGTTTATGCCGTGCTCACGCAACCGCTGGGATGCACTCACCGAGACCGCACGGGCCGAATGGCCAAGTTCGCCAGAAAGCCACGCAGACGCTATCGCATCGAGCAACTCCTTCTGCTCGGGTGTCACACGCTGATGCCACAACTGACCTTTCTTGAGGCTTGATGGAATGCCAGCCTTGATCTGGGCAACTATGTCAGTCACGCGGCACCTCTCGCACGTTCAGCATCTTGAGCACCCGCCGCTGCACCCGCGCCAACTCGGTGATGCTCTCCTCGGAGATTGCTGGCCCAAGTACGGCATGGGCCAACTCGTGCAGGATCGTCTCGAGTCGGGCACCACCGCGCAGCCGCTCGTCAATCAGAATCCGGGGCCGCTTGGCGTTATCGAAGTACGTCCATCCGCACGCGTCACCAGTAAGCTTGGTGAACCGCAGCAGCCACCGCTTGCCGTCGATGGTGACGTCGTGATCCTCGGGCATCGGCAGTCCTTTCGCCCGCACTATGGCGAGGCTGTCAACCGATGCCGATGCGGCGGCCGAGTGCGTTGAGGGCCTCAGCCCGTTTTGAACATCCGCAGGGGCGACCAATCGCCTTGCTGACACGCTCTTCGGTTATGCCAACGGCAGATAGCGTTGACTTCACCATGTCGCCAAGCCCCATCTTGGCCCGCGGGTAAGCACTGTGCGTCTCGTCCACGGTGATGTAGTCGCCATCTTCTGAGACAATGCACGCCCGTACTTGCTCTAGCGTTGCCCCTCGCTGGCGGCATCGTTGCTCAAGGTGTTCGCGGTGGCACCGGATCATGGCAACGGGTTCTCGCAGGGTATATCGGCAATGACGTACTGGCCTGTCCAGCAACCATCGTTGCCGATCTCTGGCTCCCACAAACATCTCTGTTCTTGGTCAAAAGGAAAACACGCACATGCTGTCTTGCCCTTGTTTCCGCTTTCAGTGACTATTGCCGTCGGCTCGGGCGTCGTGGTGTAAACGGGGTCGCCGTTTTGGTCGAGGCCGACCAATATTGCCGCATCGCACTCGCCGCACATGAGTTGCCAAGAAACAAAGTCGCCATTTGCGTCATAAACGGCCGTGTACAGGATTGGCCCGCCGTTGTTCGCAAGAAAGTTTCCATCCGCATCAAGCCCCTGGCAGTCTCCTAGGAAAACAAGCCCAAGAGGGTCTACATATGCGGCAGGGTTTTCGCCTTCGCCAAGCGGCCAACCACTGTCGGGCGGATCAACGCACCGCTCAACACTCAGGTCACAGCAAGAACAAATCCGCTCACCCAAATCAAAATCGCCGCCCCACTCAACGATTGCCTGCCCGCTGTTCCCAGGCAGTAAAGGCGTCAGCGTGATAGATCGCGTCGAGTTTGAGAACGCAACGGCGTTCTCTCTGTCGGCCTGGAATACAAGAACCGGGGTCGAAGGGTCGTTTATGCTAGCCCCAAACCAGACTCGCAACCGCGGAAAGCAGACGCGAGGAAAGTCCAGTTCGCAACGGATTGGAAGTATCGAGAGAAAAGCAGGAAATGGTGTTTCCGGGCACTGATCTCTCAGGATAGTAGACGCGTGGCGTTGCAGTATGTAGCCGCTTCCGGCACTGTCAACGACGGCGGTCATAGTGCCAAACGTGGCGCTATCAGGGTCATCATCAATGATGGCTCTGATTGCAGCACCGGAGCCATTGCTAGGGGGCAGATTCTTGACTTCCACAGTCACGTCGGCCACATCAATAGAGTCGGTTTCTCTGTAGTAATAGCCTCCGTCTTCTACGGCTACTGTGCCGGCTTCTGAAGTAGTGCGGAAATAGCTACCGCCATCAATGACTGAAGCTTCGAACAACTGCCCTCTGTCGTTTGTGTACGCGACCACGCATGCCGCTCGGACCTGCGTGCTGCCGGATTGCACAGTGAATCTGACGGGCACTTCTCCCGAATAGCCAGAGCCGCCACTAAGTACGCTTACTGCCTCAATCGCAAGCGTCGGCGGCGTTGTTGAATCGTCTTGTCGCCAGTTGACCGCAAATGTGGCTCCTCCGTTGTGGCACGGTGTTGACGCCTGCACTTCTGGAGGAATCCGCTTGCGATACACACGCAGCGTCGCTGGACTTGCCTCCTTGTCGCTTGACGTGGCTGGCGTAACCAGCAGGCTTGCAAAATCGAGATAGCCGCTGCCGCCGTATGCGGTCACCCCAGCAATCTGCCACAGGGGCAACCCAAGAAAGGAGGCTTCGACCCACGAAACGACAAACGTGCCACCTTGCCCAAAGCCGCCGCTGATCGTAACTGTCGGCTCCACTCGACGGCGAACTGCCAACAAACTGCCGCCAGAAACACCCTGCACCTCTGCGATGCCAGACTCAAGACCGTCATAGGTTGCAGGTATCACCGGCCGCAGGCGGCCAGGGCTGCCGAACGAAGATTGAACGCACAACTCGACGCTATCAATAAAGCTAGGGTTTGGGTTGCTTTCTGGGTTCTCGATCGCCCCCGTCTGAAGGGTAAGCGTCACGCCATTCAGTTCGGACGCGCACGTTTTTCGCTCTTCCCAAGCGGTGTGGCCGTCGCCACCGTCAGTCATCTCAAGCTGTGTCACATGCCCAAACGTCTCGCTTGCTGGGTCTTCGTCAACTGTGACAATAAAAGTTGGCGTGTCCAAAGGGTCGCCGGAAATGGGCCCGACTTTTGTTCCGGGTGACACATAGGGAGCCAGTGAAGGGTCTTCCTTAAAGTAACTGCCACCCGACACAACTTGCACCAACTGTGGAACGCCCTGCTTGTATGCACTGCCGCCAGATGTCATGGCGACGCCAGTGATAACCCCAGACGTGACTACAAGCGTTGCAACAGGGGCAGAGCTCAACACGTCTCCGTTGCCAGCCGTGAAAACCAGCCGCGAGCCGTTGGTGTAGCCATAGCCTCCATTGAGAATCGTGACGCCAGACACTGTCCACGTTTCACTGCCAACGGCAGAACTTGCCTGCGCGTATTGAATCTGAAGCTGCGCGCCAGACCCGACTTTCGCGCCAGGCGTGCTGCATGAACATGGGTCAACGGTCACATACCAATCAAGAGTTGGCCGTCCGCGAGCCACTCGCAATCGTGCGTTGGCGACGCTCCGACATGTCATGCCGTCGTCAAGAAGTACGATCATCTGGCTGTTGTGCGTGTAGCCGTAGCCATCTCCAGAAATGGAGATCGCACTCACCTTCCAAAATGGTATCCCGTCCCGGTCCTCGTCCTCGACCAGCGTGGCCTCGAACGTCGCACCGTTTCCGGTGTGATTGACTACTCTGCGTATCGTCGGCTCTGAGCGCCCGAGCAAGGCCCAGCCTGTGCCGCCGCCAGGAAGCCAGCGAATGCCGGACGCTGGCCCCTCTGTCACCTTATCGGCATCAAGCAGAGTGCCGGGGTCGGTCGAAACAACGGTGCAGACTGCTGCATCGTTATCAAGCCAGTCATCGGAAACAAAAAACTGCCGCCCTTCCCCAGACTGAATCACGTCGGCTAGGCCAGAGAATGTCACGCTCACAGTGGCCGGAAGCCGCTGGCAGAATTCTTGTGGGCAGGTAACGCAAAAGCCAAGCCGTGTCATGTGCAGTTCGCTGCGATCACATACCACGCCGTGCCTTCCTTGGCGACGGCAATTGGCGAGCCTCCGCAAGATGCGGAGATAGAGCCAAACAGGTTGTATGCCGCAAGCGTTGCTGTGCTGTCACGCAGCGTGACGGTCTTGCTGGAGTTGATTGCCCAGCTGCCAGTGAACGTGCACACGCGGAACACCGGCGCAGATCCGCTGTCCCGCATGTCAACTGACCAGCCAGCTGCAACACGATCGCCAGCCTCAACGACCCGAACTGCCTTGCCGATACGCTCGGCCGCAGGCCGCGTAAACGTCACACGGTCGGCCATAGCTATGCAACCTCAATGAAGCAGACAGTTGCCACTGTTGGAGGCGCGACAGGAACGGCAAGCATGCCAATCGAACCGCCAATGACGACGTTTGCGTTGGCTGTGATCGCTGCGGAATACGCTGTGCCTGGGCTGTACGAGCTTGAATGAAGAAAATACCTGTACATGCGTGGCGTAGCGGAAGCAGCCCACTCCTCTGAGGCAACGCTGAAGCTTGAGCCGTACGTGAACGTGATGGTGCCCGTGCCGCTGGGGCCGTGGAATGACACCGCCGGAGAGTTGCTGGCCACGTAAGGGCCGGGCGGCGACAGCTGCTTTAGTGGCGTATCCACGGCATACGTGCTTGTGCCATCTGTGGTTGACAAAGAGAACACAGGGTACGACGTGCATGAAAAGCTCTGCGTGCTCGCAGAGCACAGCTGAAAGCTCAGCACGCGGGCAGCCGTGTCACTAATGATAAAGTTCCGCGTTTCCATGGTGTGCCTACGCTAAAACTGCTTGACCGTGGGCGGCGGTGAACCAAAAAACAGCGAAAAGTTTTCCTCGGGATAGACACGAAACTCAAGGATGTCGGGCGGATATGGCCCAGCACCAAACTGCTTCATGTCTCCGTTGTTTGCTAGCGCCATTGGGCCAGCGCTCGGCACCTTGTCACCGTTTTCGGCTATTACCCAGCAGCGGCGCTTGTTGTTCGCCTGGCCGTTGAGCAAGAAGTTGAGTCCGGCATTTGGCAGAAAGAGGTTGTGCGTCGACTTGCGATAAATGAGCTCTACCGTGATGCTCCAGAAATCGACGACCTGCGTTCCAAAAACCTGCCGTTCGGGAGTTCCTGAGATTCCAGCACATTGCCATGTCCTAGGCTGGCTTCCAAGAAAAAAGCCGGCGTTGACTGCACCGGTGAGCCTGACTGCGTAGTCCAACGGAAATTGCAGCCGAAAGCCTGTAATGGTTGCGCGTAGCTCAGGCTCGGCTTTGGTCAGTCCTTCGTACGCGTCGTTGGCTTTGTTGACCAACGCTGCCGCCAAGACATTGTTTTGCGCAATCGGGTAGTAATCCGTGCAAGCAGCTTGGCCAGTGCCAGTGGAAAAGCTCCAGACATCCGGCTGTATCCAAGGCAGCTGATCTGGCTCTTGTCCTGCCGATGGAGGCACAGTGAATTCAAGAGCCACCTCGGCATGGAACTTGTCAGTTTCTGTGACCTCAACGCTGCTGCACTTCAGAAAGGAAAACTCTGGATGGCTTGCGCCAAAGAAGTACCCAACCTGGTTAACGATTGCCTGCTGGCTTGTTGCTCCGTCGAGCGTCACGACAAACAGCATGGACGCAGTCATGCTGCTGCCCAGCTGATGAGACAGCCCGCGCGGCAAAACTTCATTGACTGCCAGAACGGCCATGCTAGTTGCCCACAATGTCCACAGGTGGTGCCTCGAGGGCTGTCAGTTTCTCGCGGATCTTTCGCAGCTCCGCCGTTTGTTTTTGCGCCTCAGCGACTGCTGGGTCTTCGCGGCTAAGTGCGGCCAACTGAGACGCACCTGAGCTGGTGCGAATGTCATCAAACCGCAGCGGCCCGGTGTCCGCCCGGCTCAACGTCCGTAGTCGCTCTTCGTCTATCGCACGCTCTTGCTCGGCCAGTTGCTGCTGCAGCTGCTGCCGCTCCTTCAGAGCGTTGATCGTCTGGTCAAACGCTGCCTTGGCATCCTCTCCTGCCCTCGCGGCGGACGTCTCGTTGAGGATGCCGCTTTCAACCTGCCGCTGGATTTCTCGGATCGCCTCTTGGTAGGCGACGGCCGCCGTGAAGCCTTCGTTGCCGAACTCCAGTGCAACGTCAACAGACAGGTTGGCTTGCCCCTGCAGGCGGTCGAGGATCTGCTGTACCGCCTGCTCCTCAGCCGCGAGCTCCTTGGTGGCCTCCTCAAGGGCTTTGGCAGCGGCGTCGCCGGCTTCCTTTACGTTCCCCTGGGCGGCTGCAAACGCCGCGGCCGTTGCCTCGGCGTCTTTGCGAATATCATCGAGCGACGCGCCCTGATTTTGCGCCGCTTGGTTCGATGCGTCGGCGTAGGAAAAGGCAGCCTCGGCTAACACGCCCAAGCCGGCAACCACCGCACCAATGACCGTGGACGCCAGCAGCCCACGAATGGCAATCTTGAGGACGTTTGTTGCGACCGCCGCCACGCCTGCCGACACAGAGAACGCACCAGATGCGGTAGCCGCAGCAGTGAAAGATGAAGCCAGCGTGGCGATGCCGGTGGAAATCGCCTGAGCGTTGATAAAGCCCAACGCAAAACCGATGGCTGGCAGCAGGTTGTTGGCAATGGGCTCAATGACCTGGGCCAGAATGCTGAACACGTTGCCCAGTGTTTCGATTGCCCCGGCTGCGGTGTTCGCCACGCTGGTCACGTCGATCTTGGAAATGAAATCCACGATCCCCTCGGCGGCCTCAGTCAGCACAGGGCTCAGCTCCGCCAGCACCTGGCCCGCCAGCTGCTGCACGGCCAGGCCAACCAACTGGAAGGCGTCGCCCACCGCCATCACTTGCTCAGCCTGGGCGGCCGTAATGCCGCCGTTGAACTTCGCCAAAAACGTGGATGCGGTGTCGAGGTTGGTGCTCAGCTCTGCGAACACTGGCAGCAACTGGGCACCGGACCGCCCGAAGATGGCGACCGCTGCGGCGGCCCGCTCGGTGGGATCGGCAATCTGCGTAATGGCGTTGGCCAGCGTTTGAAACTGCACGTCCGACGTGCGGCCCTCAAGATCGGTCACGGACAGCCCTAGCGTCTTCAGGGCGGCCTCGGCGGACTTGCTGCCCTTGCCTGCCTGCGAGATCGTCACCTGGGCACGCGTGAAAGCATTGGCCAACGCCTCGCTGGAGACGGCCGCCAAGTCGGCGGCAATCTGCAGTTGGTCCAACTGCTGATAGGAAATCCCCAGCGACCGGCTCAGGTTGGCCGTCTGCTCGATGGCGCTGGCAGCACCGCTGGTGAAGTTGTTGAAGGTGTTGGCAACAGCCTGCACCGAGTTGACGAACACACGACCGATCTCGATGCCCTTGAGAGTCGCTACGTCGGTGGCCGTCTTCTTGGCGGCGTAGCCAAGCTTCTGCAACTCGACCGCAGCGGTGTTGATGCCGCCGGCCATCTGCGTGGCCGATGCGGAAATCTGAAAGCCGAGTGCGACGGTTGCCATGGTTACTGCTGCCCAAGATCGCGTGCCATTTGTTTCAGCACTTCTGCGATCTGTGTTTCGTGTTGCGGTGCTTTCTTGTGCTTCGGGATGAAGTCTTCCGGCTCAATCTTTCTGCCTCGAGGCGTGTAAGGTGCGAGCATGGCGGCAGCCAGCGTCCCGGTCTGCTCCCAGTGCCCACCGATCGGCTCGTAGTACAGGTGGTAGGCCAGCCACCGCGTGAACTCCCTGCTATCCATCCGCCGGAACAACTCGCCCAGCGTCATTCCCAAGTGCCCGGCCAGCCGCATGGCGAACTGCAGCGACGGCCGGGCGTTCATTCCCCCGCCAACTCCTCCACGTCAGACATTGACATTGCGTTGTGCTTCATGGCCCGCTTGAACAACCGGTCCACCACGGCCACGCTCTTGGTGGCCAGCTGCTCGACCTGGGCGTCAGTGAAGATCCGGCTGCCGTCCTTGTCGCACAGGCACCGAGCCAGAAACTTGCTGCGGAAGTTGGGCACGCCCTTCTCCTTGTTGGCGAGCCACTCGCACTCGTAGGCGTCCCGCTCGCCCACAGTCATCAGCCTGAGGTAGACCGTGCCGGCCTCGCCGTCCTTTTTCCACTCCGGCACCTTCACGGTCAGGATGTTCAGGTCGTCGGCCCCGATGATGTCGGCAATCGTGAGATCAGCCATGGCGGCTCCTAGTTGTCGAGAATGCGAAGAGTGACCGTGTATTGCGTCACACCGTTCAACTGCGGCGCAACGGCAAACCCTTGATACACAGCCTTGCAAGTCAGGGTCGCGCCGCCGCCAGCGATTGCCAGATTCGCACGCGTGCCGTACTTCGCGGTGCTGACGTTTGCAACACCAAGGCAAGTAACCGTTACCTCACCTGGCTCGTCGGTGAAGTTGTTGGCACGCCCACGCGGCAAGCTGCCGCCGTAGTTCCACGCTAAAGACTGCACCTCGGTAAATGCCACGCTGTCAAACGTGACCGAGATGCCGGTGCTGTAAGTCGCCACGGGCGGCCCCCTTGGCGATTAGGCGAGCTGGAACTCAGCAGACCCACGAATGGCGTCATTCACCGTGAGCGTCACGCTCGAGCTGTTGCAGGTGGCGTTACCGCTGACGCTGATGCCACCGGTGATCGTCAGCGTGCCGGTGGTGTTCTGCGTGATCACATTGGTGCCGATGTACTCAATCGACACCGTCTTTCCGCTGTCGCCAGCCGATCCGACAAGCGGGCGGGCCAGGGTGGCAACGCTCTCGCCGGTGGTCTGACCGAGGTGGGAAACGTCGATCTGGTCGGCGGCCCCGGTCGCACCAATCGTGTAGGTGATGCTGGTGACGGTGAAGGTGGTGCCACCGAAAGAAAACCGTGTCCCGCTGCTGGCATGAGGCGTGGTGATGCTGCTCATTAGTTATTCTCCTGCCACCATACATCGTAGGTCTGAGTGATCTGGTACACCGGCGGCAGCTCGCTGCCGTCCAGTTGCACAAAGCCGTCCCGCTCGTTCTCTAGCGAGGTTTGGCTGATAACTACACCGTACGCAGAACCCGTCCACCCATCCAGAGTTTCACGCATCGCGTCGGCCAGTTGCCGCCCCTCTTCATAGGTGGCGGCGTACAGGTCGAACTGCACCGAAACCCGTGGCAGGCCCAGCGGTGTGGCCAGCGTTTGGCTCCGCTCAATCTGGGCTCGCTGGTACACGACAAACGGCAGGCCGGCTGACACTGGGGCCACCACGGGGAAGACCCGCAGGCCGAGCCGCATGGCCGTCGCGGGGTGCTGCGTCAGCTGCCGCATCAGCACCTGCTCAGGGCTTTTCATCATGGCGTGAAATCCCCCAAGTCGTTGAACTTTTTGCGATACGCTCTGATCGCCTGAGCCAAGGCATTCTTCATTTGGGCATCCAGCACGTTCTGCATCTGCGACCGAGAGGCCGCCAAGGCTTTGGCAAGAGGCCGGCGTGCTGGCGAAGGGCCGACGCTTCCGGTGGCGATGAAGTCAATCGGATACTGACCGCCACCAACAAATGCACGCCGCTTGCCCTTTTTTTGTTCCGGCTTGCTGTTGAGGCCAAAGCCAGACGAAAGAATGCCACGCGGATTTGCTGGGCGATCTTTGACCGACTCAGCGATAGTCCGAATCCTGCCACCAAGAACTACCCGGCGACGCTTGGTGCGGCGAGTCTTTCCTGGCGTACGTCGCTGCGTTCCGTACTCCACCAAGTGCGAGTGGTACGCACGATTCGGCCCCTTAAGCACGCTGCCGCCAGCAAAAGCAGGCGTCGCCATCTTTTGGCTTGGCGCGTTGGTTGGCCTGCGAAAGCCGACAACCACGACCGTGACCGGCAGCCGCTGCCGGTTGTTCGTGTACTTGCGGGTGACGTCCGTGACGCTGGCCAGAAGGTTGCCCGTGACCTGGCCCAACTGCGAGACCTGATTCCGCAGGGCTTCCTTGCCAGGCTTGGCAGCCTTTCGCAGGGCTCTGGCCTGATACTTGTTGCTGATATCCGCCGGCAGTTGCTTAAGAGCCGCCACCACGCTATCCAGCGGCTGCAGCGAAAACTCAGCCTTGGCGTACTTGCTTGTACCAAGAGCCAGCCTAATCAGCGGGCCGGCGACCCCGAACACCTGTGCCATCAGGGAGTCTCCTGACAGATCAGCTCGTGCTCGCTGCGGTTGTTGTGCTCGAGCAGGCTGACGATCTCCAGCGTGCGGCCACGACACAGCAGCCGCATCTGCTGCGTCAGCCCGGCCACGTACCGTAGCCGCACGCGGTGCGTGATGCTCACCTCAAGCTGCCCGGCCCCAAGGGCCTCGCGGGCAGTCACGCCTTCCACGCTGGCCCAGCGATCCGTGAACGTCGACCAGGCCAGCGTGGTCTCGCCCAGAGCGTTGCGGCTCTCGGTGGCCTGCTGGATCGTCACCCGCTCGCGGAGCCTGCCTGGGTCTATCATGTGCCGTACAGAACCAGTGTGTAGGTGCCAGTGCCTGTTAACGTGCGGACCCGGTAACCGGTTGTGCTCGAGCGAAAAGACTGCGGTATGTCGTTAACGCAGATGTTTCCGCTGCTACGGCCAGCGCTGATCTCGGGCGATGCAGAAACGATAAACAGCCCCTCACCGCCAACGCACTGAAACGCTGCCCGCTGGGCCGACGTGAATGCGACTACGTTGCCGTCAGCCCCGCGATACGACGAGATGTTGAGCGTCTGCTGGGCGGTGCCAACGGTGCCAGAAGCCACGGCCACGACGCCCATGGCGTACTCGCTTGATCCCTCAAGCGACACGACCTTGAGCGACGTAGTGCCATCGGTGTCGTGAAACAGCACGTCCACGTTCATGCGGCCGTTAAGAGCCATTAGCGGTAACTCCCCCAGCGGTGAGCGTCGAGCAAGGATTTCACGCCAAACTCAATCTCTTTGGAAATCGAGCCCGTCAGTACGGCGCTGCGCTGTTCGTACAGGCTGCCGACAATCATGAGCACGGCCGACCGGATGGCCGCCGGCACGCTTGAGCCGCTGGCCCCGTAGCCGGCCCACCAGGTAACGCTGATGGCGTTGTCATCCCGCAGGTGCGGCGGCCACGTCTGGCCGTAAAGCGTTTTGACAGCCCCCGGCGTACTGGCACGGTCGACGCGGTAACTGGCCGTTGAGTAGGTGGCCGTGGTGCCGTTCTCATACGTGAACGTCAGAGCCACCGCTGTGGCCGTGCCACTGGAAACCATCGGCGGCCTTGGCAGCTCGATGTCGTGCGTGCCGTCAGGCGGAAACGCATCGAACCGCATGACCCACTGCGTATCCACCAGCGTGCGGTCTAGGTACTGCTCGCACCACTCACGGGCCGCCGTGATCAGGGTGCCGATGTACGCGTCGTCATCAGACACGTCCACCCGCAGGTGGGCCTTGGCCTCGGCCAGCGTGACTGGTTCAACGGCCGGCGCTGTCTGGCGTGTCAGGCTTCGGTACTGCACGGCGTCCTCGTTTCCTCGGGGTGGCGTCGGCCGTCTCGGCCTGGTGCTCGACGGCTGCCGTCTCGATCAGTTGTTGCTGGCGGTCCTCGACGGCGACGCCTTGCGCCAGCAGCTGCGTGGCGAGCCCGCCCGCCAACTCAACAACCTGCCCAGTGCGGTAGCCTCGCCATGCACGTAGAAACCTCAGTGTCTTCATTCAGCGGCACTCCATGCAGATTCCGGGGGCTTTTGCGTCTGGGTGTACTGGTTGGCCCACTGAAACACCGGCTGGCTCAGATCCTTGCCGGGCCACGTCACGACGTACTCGCCGTGGCCGATGCAGACCCGTGGCGTGACGTAGACCTTGTTGCCGCTTTCTCGCCAGTTCGACCAGAAATAAATATCAGGGTCGCGGCGGCCATCGTTCCATGAGCCGTCAGGGCTTGGCTTGCACCAGAACCATGGTTTCTTAGCCCGCTTCAGTGCAGCGGTCGACAGGATCGTGCAGCCAAAGTGTGCCGAGTCAACTTCTTGGACTGGGGCCTGGAACCATTCCCGAGGCACGGACGTGCTGCCGCCTTCGGGCGGATTGTCTAGGCAGCCCTTTAACGTCAGCATCGGGCGGCCGTCTTCCCTCTTCGTCTGCAACGGGGCCAAGGCGTCGCACTGGAACGTGAGAGCCAGGGCAAATAGGTGCTCAATGTCGGCCTGAGAAAAGAAGCTGTCGTAATCGATCAGCAGCAGGTACTCGCACTTGTCGATGAACTGCTCAAAGACCCGCGTGTTGACCTGATCCCAGAACACGCCGGTGCCCATCGTCGGGCGGATGCCCAACGGCATCAGAGCCTGAGCCCACGCGAAGTGATTCGCCGTGAACGAAAGCCGAGGCATCGACAGACACGCCTCAACCCTGATATCTACCTCGCTTCTACCCACCCGAACGATCATGCGTGCCTCGCAAAAAGAGAGCGGGCGGCCCTTATCCAGAGCCGCCCGCTCAGCGTTGCACAGGTGTCAAGCCGTCAGGCTCACGCACCGACCAGGCCGATGATCGGCCCGGCGACCGTGGAGGTGCCGAGGTTGGCGTGCGTGATCGCCACGCGAGCCACGGCCCGGATCACCGTCTGGTCGGACAGGAAGTTGACCTGATCGCTGGACGCGATCTCGATCGCCTGGCGGATGCCGTAGTAGCTCGAGTTCGCCATGTTCCCGTACAGGGCCATGATCGCACCCGTCGAGTCCGCACCGCTGGGAAGCCGGTCGGTGAGAACCACCGGGCTGCCCAAGAAGGTCGGACCCATGCCAGCCGCCAAGCCGACCGACCCGCCCTGGGCAAGGTCGAGATTCTGCATGCAGGTGGCGAAGAAGAACGGCGAGCAGAACCACTTGGCACCGGCCCGGCTGTGCTGCGGAACCGCAGCCATCATCGCCAGCAGGTTGGCCTTGGTCACCTCGTCAGGCGTGTCACCGGCAGCCGTCACAAGCGACGCCGCGTAGGTGGCACCCGAAGAGGCCAGCAGGCCACCCGTGTGGCTCGTCACAAGTCCGGCCACGGCGGGGGCGTTGCTGGGGTTCCCGCTGAACGCAGCCGACTCGACGGCGTTGCTCAGCGTCAGGGCCAGCTCGGCGGCGATCCAGTCAGCGATGGACACGATCGAGTCCTGCAGGAGCTCGGACGCGATGACCACCGCACCGGTCACCTTCTTCGCCGTCAGCGTGACCTGATTGCTGGTCGGGTCGCTGGCAGTGATCGCGGCGTTCTCGTCAATCCAGTACGCGGTCGCACCGGCCGTCCGACGCGGGAACAGCAGCACGTCGCTCGGCATCACCACGTTGGTGGCGTTCTGAGCAAAGGCCGAATACTGATCGACCAGGCGGATGACGGTGGAAGACAGGACGTCGGGCACGAAGGCCGCACCGGTCGTGGAACCGGTCGAACCCTGGGCACGGGCCTCGACGCCATGATCCTGGCACCACCGGCGGGCCTCGGCGTCGCCGCTCTTGGCCTTGAACCACATGCCGACCGAGTAGGCATCCTTGGCGTTCTCAAACGCACGGAGCCGACCCGAGAACGGGACCGCCTCGACGCGGGCCTTGTCGCTCCGCTCCTCGGTCACCTCGGGAGCCGGGGTGCAGCGATCCACCACCGACCGCAGGCTCTTGGCCGACTCGACCACCGACTTTTCAAAGTCGATCTTCTTGGCGAGCTTGGCGGCGTCGGCCGTCAGCGTCTCGAGCTCCAGATCACGCTCGGCAATCTTGTCGGCGTCGCCTTCGATGGCACGCACGGCGTCGATCCGGTTGGCGAGGGTAACGGCCTCGTCCTGCAGCTTCTTGAGGTTGTCCATGTTCGGTGAGACTCCTGCGGCGGTATTGCCGATGGAGTTCACGTTAGGACGTCGGGCGTGGCCCCTTGCAGAACCGCACTTCCGAAACTGTTGTTTTCACAAACGCGACCGCACGAGCACCGCACCTCGGGCAACGCAGATACCGCTGCCGCTCGTCACCGCACGGGCGACTTGAACGGGTACGCAGTCGCTCGCCGCAGGTGCAGCGTGGTTCAGACACGGCGAAGCCTCAGAGACCACGCCGCAGCGGCGTCACGTGCCAGCGACCGCACGGCCTTCTTCACTTCGGGCTCAACGCCGGGATCGGCTTCGACGGCCGCAGCCTGCGATGCCAGCCACGCCTCGTAGGACCGCTGGGCCACGACGGCCGAGGTGGCGCTGCCATACGCCGGCACGTTTACGGGGCCAACCTCGTACAGGCCAGAAGCCTCAACGATCTCACGGATCGCCTTGCCGCCCTCGTCAGTCGTGAACCGCTCGCCCTTCTGCGACACGGTAAAAGCGAACGAGCTGCCCCGCAGATTCCGAGAACGCACCAGAGCCAGAACGTCACGACCGGCCGAGGTATCCGGCGGCTCGACCACGTACGAGATCCCGCGATCGTCGGCAATGATCTCGAGCGTGCCGGCCGACTCACGGCCCAGCAGCATGTCGCTGTTGTGGTTGTAGTAGCTCAGGATCTCGCCCTTGCCCCGCTGGCGGTTCAGCACCTTGTCGAAGGCCCCAGGCAAGACTCGTTCCCGAAAGCCGCCGAGATCAAGTGACAGCCGGCTGTAAGGCACCGCCAGGCCCCGGATCGCCTCGCGCCCACTTGCACGAGTCTCCAGCACCAGCTCGCACTCGGGAGCCTCTTCAACGGTCAGGCAGCGGCGTTCAAGTTCCATCGGTCTGGTCCTCCTCTTCGGCCTGGTCTTCGGTGTCATCGGCCGGGCTGTCTTCAACCTCAGCGGCTGGTGCTGGCGGCTCCTGGCCGACCTTGTCCAACGTGGTCATGTTCAACTGCACGAAGTGCTTGTCACCTTCCGGCCCGATGGGGTTAAGGTTCTCGGCCTCGCGGATTTCGTTAATCGTCATCCAGCCGTTTTGCAGGGCCGACACATAGAAAGCGGCCCGGCTTGTGTGGTCGCCACGCAGCAGCCCGTTGACGTTGTGCTCAGCGAAATACCGCTCGTCGTCAACGATCAGGTCTCGGCTGATGGCGGCTTCCCACCGCTTGAGGTGCGGCAGCAGGCAGTGCTGCACAAATTCAGTCCCCTGTACTTCAATGTTGCTATACGTCGAGCGGGTCAGGTCTTGGATCATGTGCGGCGGCACGCGGAACGCCCGGCAGATTTCGATGACCTGATACTGCCTAGTTTCCAAAAACTGGGCCGCCTCGTTACTGCCGCTGAGCTCGTGGGCTTTCACGCCGTTTGGCAGGACCGCCGTGCGAAACGCCCGGTCCGGGCCGCGGTGCATCCGTTCCCACTGTTCGCGGAGCCGCTCGGCCGCCTCCACCGGGATGGGGTTGTCAGACTCTAAGATCACGCCAGGCCTGGCCCCCGAGCCAAAGTACGCGCTGCCGTGGGTCTCCAACGCTTGGGCCAGCCCGATGGCGTTCTGGAAGATCTTGTAGGTCGGGATCGGCTTGATGCCGTCCTCGGTCGTGAACCGCAGGCAGAAGATCTGCGACTGTGAGTAGACCGTCTGCCGGCCGCTGGGCTCGCGGTACTTGTAGCGGACCGTGCCGTCCTCCAGCCGCTCGCACTCCATGCGGGAACTGTGCAGCGGCCACAGCTCCGAGACCGCACCTCGAGCACCTGGGCGGATCTCGGCGTAACTGGCACCGTAGTGCAGATACATGCCGGTCATCCAATCCCGAAACTCCTGGGCCGTCTGCCACGGGTTGGGCTGCATGTGCAGCAGGCGGTACACCGGGTGCGTCGACGCCTTTGCCTTGCCGCCATTCGGCACCCGCTCATAGACGTGCAGCGGCAGGGCCGAGACGGCGTCCGAGATGACCCGGATGCAGGCCGTGTAGGCTGAGCACGCCATGCTGTTGTCAGCGTTGACGCGAATACCAGACGGCGTGCGAGACGGCGAAACCTCGGGCCAGTCAATGCCACGCAGGTCGTACAGGCGGTAGTCGGCCAGGGCGTTTTCGGTCATAGCGAGATGATGTCCCAGTTCTGGTTTGGCGTGGTCGACGTGGCATGCACGCCAGCCGCCATCACCAGGCTCACGATGCCGTCAATCCGCTCGTGGCTTCGCTGCTTGCTTGGCTTTATGTTTTGCCCGTCTGTCTGAATAGCCACGTTGCCGGCCTGCCAAGTGAGCACCTCGTGCCCTCCGTGCAGCAACTTGCCGCCGACTATCCACGCTTCAACCTGGAGCGACGGGGCCGACATGGCCCCATATCCCTGCCCATACCCTACGACTGGAAGCCCGTCCTCTTGCAGAAGCTGCTGCGTCAAATGCGTCGAGTTCCAGCGATCCACGGCGATCTGGCGAATCGTGTACCGCTTGGCTAGGTCAACTATGTCCCGCCGTACGGCTGAGTAGTCGGTCACGTTTCCCTGCGTGACGTTCAGCAGACCTTTCCGCTGCCACACGTCATACGGCACCTTGTCCCGCTTCACCCGTTGCTGCAGGTTTTCCTCTGGCACCCAGAAATGAGGCTGCACCCAGAAGGTGCCATCGTCCAGCGGGAACAGCAGCACGAAGGCCGTGGTGTCGAATGTCGTGGCCAGGTCGAGCCCGGCAAAGCAGACGCGGCCCGTGAGATCCACCGGGCACGGCACGCTGCCCTTGGCCCAGTTGTGCATGGCAATCCATCGCGTGTCCTGCTCAGTCCAGCAGTTCAGGTACAGTTGCTTGAAGGTGTTTTCGTATGTGGGCATTTCAATGGCCCGCTGGCACTCGCTCCGCAGGAAGTCGAGCTTTACCGAAACGCCGAGGTTGGGATTCGCGGCTGCCCACGTTTTCTCGTCCTGCCAATCGGCCGCAGGATCGGCACAGTAGATGGCCGGCAAAAACGTCTCGTCCTTGATCGCTCCAGTGCGGACAGCCTCGGCATATTTCCACACCTCCCAGCAGACCGACTTCTTGTCATGCCCCGCCGTTGTCAGTGCCACCGTGAGCGGGTTGCGTCTGGCCCCTTGGCTCGACAGCATCACTTCCCACATCTCACGGTTGCTTACGTGGAGCTCGTCAAAGATCACAGCGTGGGCTGAAAGCCCGTGCTGAATGCCGGCCTCGGCGGACAACGCCTTGTACGTGGCGTGTGTGGACTCCCGAACGATGGCGTTGCGATAGACCTTGAGGTGCTGCCGCAGCACCGGCGACTGCTCAACGGCGATCCTTGCGGTATCGAAAACGAGTCGTGCCTGGTCGCGTGACGCAGCACACGAATAGACCTCCGCCCCTGGCTCATCCTCGAGCATGCACCTGAGTGCAATGCCAGCCGCCAGCGTGCTCTTCCCATTTTTGCGAGGCAGAGCAAGCAGCGAAGTGCGTACTTTTCGCCGGCCATTCTCTTCTGCGAACAAGGCCCGCAGGTAATCACGCTGCCACGGCTGCAGCAGAAACGGCTTGCCGCCAAGCTCGCCCTTGGCGTGAGTCAGGTGCTTCTCAAAGAACCGCACCGCAAGGCACGACGAGCACGCGGTGCACGGCTTATCAGCCGAACATAAGCCGGTCTTCGTCGTCGTTCGACGCTGCTTGCTCAACGGCCGAGACTCTCGCTAGGGCCGACGCCGTCAGGCCGAACTGCTCTGCAAAACGCAGCATGTGCAGCCGGCTGTCTTTCTTGCGATACCACGCAGGGTGATTCATAACCCTACCCTTGTCGTCCATGAACGTGGCCCCGTTCTGCTTTAGTTCCGCTTCGGCTTTGACCATGTCGGCCAAGGCGTCGCAGTACGCAGCCAGGGTGTGCTGATGGCGAAGGCTCATTACCTTGGACGCCTCAAGCATGGGCACGATCCGCTGCCACTCAGCACGGCCGATGTCGCACAGGTACGCCGGCGGCTCAGGCGTGCCGGTTGGCACCTCAAGGCCGCTGGTATGTGGCCCTCTAACGCGAGCGCCACGCAGCTTAAGGATCGGCTTAGGCGTAGGCTTACGGCCCTTACCCATTACGCCACGCGATAGAACGACGGGAACCGTGGCACGCCGGCGTCCGTCAGTTGCTGGTACTTGAACGTGAACACGGTGCCAACCGCTGGCGGATCACGCCGCAGCGCGTCCGTCAGCCCTGACGATACACGAAACTCCGTGCCGTCTTGCAGGCAGGCCACGATGGCACCGACGCAACCAGCATTCCGGCCTGTGCCGCCGTCGTAGCCGACCACGACAGCCTCGGCGTCGCGGAACGTCTTGACCTTAAGCAGCGTGCCGCTCCGCTTCCGCTCGTAGGCACTGCCGGGCTGCCGCAACATCACGCCCTCGCCGCCCTGGTGCTCGACTCGGGCCAGCTCCTCGAGCAGATCGGCTTGCCCACCGCACAGGCGCTGCGGCAAAGCGTACGCTGGCCCGTCGCCTGCAAGAGAGTCACGCAAGGCGGCCAGCCGGTCCTCAAAGCCGCCCAATGCCATCGGGGCATCGAATGCTGCGTACCGCACCTGCCGCCACTCGGAACCGGCGTCGGGCGACTGCACCAGGCTGACGGTTTCTTGAAACCGGCCGCGGCCCAGCCACAACTCGCCGTCAAGCGGCTCGCTAGCCGGGAGAGACCGCAAGAACCACTCCGGGGCGTGAAGGAGGTTGCCGGTGCGAGTCCGCAGTTGCCGGCAATCCCAGACAGCACGCACGCCGTCGAGCTTCTCGCTCATCCACCAGCCGGCCGGATCGGTGCCGGCCCAAGTCTTGGCAAGCAGCACCGCCATCACGCATCCTCCATGCACAGCTGGGCCAACGTCACAACCGCTGGGGCACAGTCGCGCGGCGAGATCTTCCACACGTAGGGCTTGCCGCTAGGGTGCCGTGACGGTGGCAGGACCGACTGGGCAGGCTTGCCGCCAAATCGCACCTCAAAGCCGCCGATCTTTCGCCAGCCGCAGTCCGGCACGGCGTCGGCCAGGCGGAAGATGCGGTGCTCGCCCCTGCCGCTGCTATACGTCGGCGTCTTGGCGTTGTGCAAGCCAAGCTCCCGAACCAGCCTGCGGCCTTCGGCGTCGTCGTACTCAACGTCGATAAGGCCGCTGCGGCCCAGCAAGAGCCCAACGTTGTAGCCGCCGTCAAGCCATTCACTGATGCGATCGGGGCACTGCGTCGCCTCTTGGTGCCACGCCAATCCAAGCGGCATCTTGCTGCGGCGGCCGACTTTGACGCACGCGGCACCGTGCTCGAGCAGGGCAATCAGATCGGCGTCACATGCAGCGGTAACGGGCATTGAATCTCTCCGTGAAGGTGCCCAATGGTAGGCAACTCATCATCGGATTTTCAACCCCATCGGCGTGCGTTTTGTGCCTGAAAAAGTGGTGCAAAACGCACTTTCCAAAGGCACGGAAACGGTGCACAGACGCACGCATTCGTCGCGTGCTCAACGCCATTTCCGACCGGCCCAACCACCCGATGCCGGCTGCGACAAGCGGTACGCCGCAAGCGGTCGCCTACAGGGGCCGTCTATTTCGGCCACGCGTGCGTGCCGCAACCGTGGGGTTTATGTCGGCGCAGGCCCCTATGATGCCGATCCCCCCCGGTTTGTTGCATTTTGCAACAGTCCGGAACGCTCGCGGATGGTTTTGCGCGCGTGGCACGCGGAGCACCGGCACGCACCGTTGGCCAGGTCGTACCGCTCACCACCCTGAGCGATGGGCACGATGTGATCGGCGTGGTTGGCTGCGTCCACTCGCCCGCAATCCACACAGGCCCAGGCATCCCTGGTCAGCACAGCCTGCCGCCACTTTCTGTGGGCCTTATCGCAGTACCCGCGAGCCGCTGC